CAAGAAAGCCAGCAACAGTAGTTTGATGGCGGAACTTCATGTCGCCAGTATGCGCAACGACCTTGGTTATTTTAAGACCAGCCCGGCGGTGCCGACGCACTTTACAAGTACGGGTTGGGTTCAAGGGCCGAGCGTATGGAAAGGCAAGGTGCTAAAAGCCAACGGAATGAGAGAGCTGCCCGGCAGAGGAAACCGCAGCAAGGCGTTTTTGGTGGAGTTCCACAACAAAAACGGAAACAACCACATTGGCATGGTACAGCGCGTAATTGGGTCTAAATCAGAACACACCCGGACAAAACGAGATCGCCCACGCTGGCGAAATTCTAAAGGCAATGTAGAAAAGCTGGTAACTTTGGGCAGCCCAAGTATTACAGCCATGCACCACACCATTTGGCCGGAGGTTGAGCCGAGCGTGGAAGAATACCTGCAAGAGCGGTTGCAGGCACAGGTTGAGCGAGTATTGGCGAGAGCCGGAAAGAAGTGAGCCACCATGAGAAATCACCCAACGACGGCAGCGAGGGCGGACATTGGCCGTACCCCGCAGCTTTGCCAAGACGCGCTGATTGAAATGCTGAAAGAACTGTTTGCGGGTAAGCTGTTTTGCGGCCAAGAGGGGCGCAAGGCACTGAAAATCTACAAGCAGGACTTGCCCATACCGCAGAGTGATGATGCCGATGTGGACACCGACAAGGCCGAGGCGCCCTACATTGTGGTGCGGATGACCGGCGGACAGATCGAGGACGACGACAGCCCGCAGACCGTGGACTTTAGCCTGATCGTGTGCGCCTATGACACGGGCCTTGACCGTGAGGGCTGGCAGGATGTGGCGAACATCAAAGAGGACATTATCCAGCGGGTATGCAAGGCCCCCTACTTTGGCGGCGCATTTACCGTTTTGAAGCCGATTACTTGGGCATTGCAGGAGGACGACACGCACCCCTATTACTTTGGAGCGTGTACCCTGACCTGCACGGCACCTGCCATGACGCAGGATGAACAGTTAAAGGAGTACCTATGACTAAGAAACAGGAGCAGGCCGCCGAGGCGGCCACCGCCCCGGAGATCACCGGGGAAACCGAAGCCAAGACCGAACACAAGACCCCGTGCGTTTACTGCGGGCCGAGTGTGCGCGGCGTGGCACGGCAGTACACCGTGTACGCCAGCGGTAACACCCCGGCGGCGCTGGACGAGTTTGTGAAGCAGCACCCGGCGGCCAAGAATCTGCTTGTGCCGGTGGAACGCTTTGCACAGACGCGCAAGGCGCTGGAAACCGCAGGCACGGCGGAAAGCATTTTGTACAACAAGATCAAAAACGAACTGTAAGGAGGAACAACCGATATGGCTACATACAAACATGGCGTATATACCAGCGAGCAGGCCACCAGTATGACCGCCCCCGTGACCGGCACCGCCGGTTTGCAGGTGGTTGTGGGCACAGCGCCCGTGAATATGCTGGAATACCCGGAGCAGGCCGTGAATACACCGCTGCTGGTGTACAACTACAAGGAGGCTGTGGCCGCCGTTGGCTACCATGACGACTTTGCCGCGTATACCCTGTGCGAGAGTATCAGCGCGGCGTTCAGCGTGGTTGGCACCGGCCCGCTGGTGCTTATCAATGTGCTTGACCCTGCCAAGCATACGGCGGACATTGCCGAAACCACCGTGCAGGTGAACAGCGGTGTTGCCGTGCTGGATGCGGTAGGTGTGCTGCTGGACAAGCTGACCGTGAAAAGCGGCAGCACTGCCCTGACCCGTGACACCGACTACACGGCCAGTTTTAACAACGATGGCACCCTGAACATTGTGCCGCTGGCGGGCGGAAAGGCAGCCAGTGCCACCACCCTGACCGTGACCGGCAAGAAACTTGACCCCAGCAAGGTTAAGGCCGCCGACATTGTGGGCGGCGTAGACGCAGCCACGGGCAAGGAAACCGGCCTTGAAGTGGTGCGGCAGATTTACCCCAAGCTGTCCATGACGCCGGGTATTCTGCTGGCACCGCGCTTTAGCATGGACGCCACCGTGGCCGCTGCTTTGCAGGCCAAGGCCAAGGAGATCAACGGCGTGTTCAAGGCTGTGTGCATTGTGGACATTGACAGCACCGAGAGCGGTGCTACCAAATACACCGATGTGAAGCAGCGCAAGGAGGCGCAGGCTGTGAGCGACGCGAACGCTTACGCTGTGTGGCCCTGCGCCAAGGTGGGCGAAGTGGTTTACAGCGGCAGCGCCCTTGCCGCCGCCCTGACTGCCTACACTGACGCGGTGAACGCCGATACCCCGAATGTAAGCCCGTCCAACAAGACGCTGGCGATCAGCGCCGCCTGCCTTGCTGACGGCACCGAGGTTGTGCTTGACCAAGAGCAGGCCAACACCGTGAACGGCTTTGGCGTTGCCACCTTCCTGAACATGAGCGGTTTCCGCCTGTGGGGCAACAACACCGCCGCGTACCCCAGCACCACCGACCCGAAAGACAGATGGTTCAGTGTACGGCGCTTCCTGTCTTGGGCAGCGAACAGCTTTATCCTGACCTACTTTTCCAAGGTGGACAGCCCCGCCAACAAGCGGCTGATCGAGGCCATTGTGGACAGCGAGAATGTGCGCGGCAACGGCTTTGTGGCCCGTGGTGTGTGCGCCCGCTATGAGGTGATCTACGACGAGGCGGAGAACACCACCGCCGATCTGCTGGACGGAAAGATCACTTTCCACCAGTACATCACCCCCTACACCCCGGCGGAGGACATCGAGGATGTTATCGAGTTTGACCCGGACGCACTGACCACGGCTTTGAGCTGATAAAGGAGGTACAGAGCTATGATTAGCAACAACTATATCCCGGAAAAAATCAACGACGCGAACGCCTACCTTGACGGTACGCGGATGATCGGCGTTGCCGCCAGCGTTGACCTGCCGGAAGTGAACATGAAAACCGGCACTGTGGAGGGCTTTGGCGTTGGCGGCGAGATTGATTCCCCCACAATCGGACAGTGGGAGAGCTTTGAACAGGAGGTGCAGTTTAACACGCTGTATTCCAGCGCCGTTGATATGCTGAACCCCCTGACCGTGGTAAACCTGACTTTCCGCGCAGCGCAGCAGGTGTACGACAAGACCGGCGGCTATGACTTTAAGGGCCTGCGCGTGGTCGAGATGGGCCGCGTGAAGAAGTTCAAGCCCGGCAAGATCGAGAAAAGCGAGGGCATGGAGGCCACCGTTACGCTGGAGCTGACCTACATTATGATCGAGGTTGACGGTGAGCAGCTTATCGAAATCGACAAGCTGAACGGCGTTTACAAGGTCAAGGGTGTGGATATGCTGGCAAAGGTGCGCAGCCTGATCTAACCCAAACAACCCCAAGAGCATGAACCCGCCCCCGGAATGAGCCGGAGGCGGGTATGCTTTTATTTTTGAGAAACACTGACACACTGAAAGGGAGCTGTACATTATGGCAGAAGAAAAGAATATGACCGTGGCAACCAAGGAGAAAACCGAGGCGACGGCACCCAAGACCGAAAACCAGTACCTTTTGAAGCTGAACCGCCCTTATGTTTTTGAGGGCAAGGAGTATGCGGAGATCGACCTTGCCGGGTTGGACAAGCTGACCGTGCAGGACGCGATCAACGCGCAGCGGCAGCTTTTCAACGAGCGGGAGCCTGCCGCCATGCTGCTGTGCGAAACCACCACCGCCTTTGTGCGCATTTTGGCTGCCAAGGCCACCGGCCTGCCGATTGAGTTTTTCAAGTTGGCACCGCGCAGCGTTTCCCGCAGAATCTACGGCATGGTGATGGGGTACATGAATGTGGACAGCAACACCGAGAACCACATTATGCGGCTGGAAAAGCCCTACTACTTTGAGGGCAAGCAGTACACGGAGATTGACCTGAACGGCGTTGCCGACCTGAACAGCCTGAACGAGAGCGCGGCGGAAAACCGCCTGACCCGCGCGGGCTTTATGGTGACGGACACCAGCTACAACTACCTGTACGCCTGCATCCTTGCCGGAATGGCAACGGGCTTGCCGGAGGAGTTCTTTACCGGGCTGCCGCTGTACGAAGTGCTGAAAATTAAAAACGCCGTGAACGACGCGGGTTTTTTCGAGTAAAGGGCGGCGCAAAAGCATTACGCAAGGCCGCCATACGCCTTGCTGCTGTGACGCGGACAGGCGTTGATTTTTACCTGAATTTGCCGACCCGTGAGTTCGCCAAGCTGTGGCGGAGGAATGGCGACGAGCAAAACATTAGAGCTTAGTATCAAGATTGCGGGCCGGATGGACAAAAGCCTGACGGCGGCAATCAACGGTACACAAAGCAAAATTGGCAGTTTAACCAAGAGCATAAGCAACATTGGCACCGTCGGCCTTGCCACTATGGGCGCGGTTGCCACCGCCGCAGCGGTGGGCATTGCGGACTGCACCAAGGAGGCACAGGCGCTTGAAAGCGCTATGGCCCCCGTGGTGCGCTATGTGGACGGCTTGGCGGACGCCGGCGGTGCGGTGAGTGACGCGATTGCCGACAACGGCAAGACCTTTAAGCAGAACTACGGCGCACTGAAAACCTACATTCAAGACCTTAGTACCGAGATACCGCGAACCACCGACCAGCTAACGGCCATGAGCGCCGCGCTGGGACAATCGGGCATTGGGGTAGACAAGCAGCTAACAACGGGGTATCTGCGTGATACTGCTGTGAGCGCAACGGCAATGGACTTGGACGACCAAACCGCCGGTAACTATGTGGCAAAGTGGGAGGCCAGCTTCAATTTTGACCACAAACAGGTTATGGAGTTGATGGATCAGATCAACTACCTTGGCGCACACAACGCGACGACGGCGGCGGAAATTGCACTGAGCGTGAACAGCGCGGCGTCGATGGGCCAGATTGCAGGCGTTGACCCGGCGGCTACTGCCGCCATGGCAACGGCCATGCAGGCTACCGGCGTTTCCACTGACCGGGTAGGCACGAGCATTTCCCGCATTTACACCAATTTGAGCAAGGGCAGCAACGCTACCAAGGCCCAAAAGGAAATGTGGGAGGAGCTGGGCTTTACTGCCGAGGGCATAGCCAAGAGTATGCAGACCGACGGCGTGGGCACCCTGCGGGAAGTTTTTACCGCCTTGCAGGATATGCCGGACGAACGCAAGGTTGCTGCACTTAGCACCCTGTTTGGGCAGTGGGCCATTGAGGGCGGCGCAAAGATCACCAACAATTTAGGCGCTTACGAAAAGGCGCTTGAAATGGTGAGCGACCCAAGCCTGTACACCGGAAGTATGGAGCGGGAGTTTATTATTCAGGCCAGCACCAGCGAAAGCATTGACACGATGGTGAAAAACTCCGTGACAGCGCTAAAGCAGGACATTGGCACGGAGTTTTTGCCCGTGAAGAAAACCTTGTCGCTGGCTGTGATCGACCTCATGAACGGTGTGCGTAAGGATATGCCGCAGCTGCAAACGCTGGCCGGAACGCTGGCTGACCTGTTGAGCGCCGGTATTTCCAAGCTGGGCGACGCACTGCAAGCAGCCCTGCCCTATGTGCAAAAGGCGCTGGACTATGTAGCAGACAACGGGCCGCAGGTGGCCGGAATCCTTGGCGGGATGGCCGGAACCTTTGCGGCCATGAAGTTTGCGCCGCTGGCCGGGAATCTTTTGGAGGGAGCCGGGAGCCTGCTGTTTGGTGAGAGCGGCGGGCTTGGCGTGGCAGCGGGCGGC